ACTGTGACAGGTTCACCCGTTACCACATCGGGCACACTTGCAATAGGTGCTAATGGTACAAGCTCGCAATATGTAGACGGCACAGGTGCGCTGCAAACTATGCCGACAGGATTACCACCTAGTGGTGCGGCAGGTGGAGACTTACAGGGCACATATCCAAATCCAGTTGTACATCAAGTTCATGGTATCGAGATGCAATCGGGCACACCTACAGCTGGCGATGTTTGGCTTTATGAGGGTGCACCTGCTAAATGGCAGCATCAACCGCTTCCTGCATCACACGTAACCAATGATAGTAGTGTGACAGGTTCTAAAGTAAAAGATGCCTTAAATCATTTGAGCACTACTAAGGTTGAATCTAACGCAGCAATTACTGGTGCGACTGCAACTAAGATAACCTATGATAGCAAAGGGCTTGTAACATCGGGAACTACACTTGCTGCAGGTGATATGCCTACCGGGATTGATGCTGCCAACATAGGCACAGGCGCAGTAAGTAATACAGAGTTTGGTTATTTGGACGGTGTGACTTCAGCTATTCAGACGCAGCTCAACAATAAAAAAGATACGGTTACTTATGGCAACGTGTATGCTGTTACGGTAGGTGCATCATCTACGGTATATGCAGCGGTAAGTGGTCTTACTACTTTCAATGCTACCGAAACAAACCGACACTTTGCCGTGCCCGTTGCAGGTACTCTTAAGAATTTTTATGTAAAGATGAGCGGTACACAAAGTGCAACAGGTACACTTGTAATTACTATGCGTAATAATGCTACATCGAGTAGTGTTGCTGTAACGGTTGCTAATGGAGATGGAGCATCGCCAACAAAAAGCGATAATAGCAACACATTAACGGTAGCTGCAGGTGATTTGCTTGCGATTCAGTTAATCAATAATGCAACTGTGGCGAGTGCATCGGTTGTATCTATTTCATTTGTTATTGAACGTAGCTAATGAGCGATGAGTTTGAAAACATACTGAATGAATACGCACTGGCAGTTGTTGAGCGTGCGCAATCCAACCTGCGCATTAAACGCAGGGTGCGTGGCAAGACGGTTAATCGTGTCGCTTCAGGTCGTTTGCTTAATTCTCTTTACTACAATCTTAAGATACGCTATAACAAACCTACAATAGACTTCACCGTATCAAATGATGAGGCAGGTAAGTACGCAGATGTTATCGAGTTTGGACGCAAACCATATCCGGGTGATCCAACAAAGAGACCACCTTACAAAGACATCATGAAGTGGATTAAATTAAAACCACTAAAGCTGCGCAATAGACAAGGTGAATTCATAAAGGCAACGGAAAGCAATATAAAGAGTGCAGCAATTGCTATCGCTAAGAGCATCGGAGAAAAAGGTATAGAGGGCATTAACTATTACACCGAAGCAATAGATGATACGTGGGACGAATATAAGGATAGGCTAATGGAGGGATACATTAAGTCAGTAGAACAACGGTTACTTTTAAATAAAAGATAATGGCAATAACTATAAACGACCAGCCGTATGAATGGGCGGTAAGGGGACAGAAGCTAATGATCATTGCAACGAGTACGCAAACAGCGCAGCTAGGTTTTCGTTACGGTGTTGAGGTTGTAATTGATAGCAAAACGTACAACTTTTATGTACCTGCTGCTCCTGATAATAAGTTATACTTTGACCTTGCACCATTGATAGATGATTTACGTAACTATGAGCCGCTCGATTATCACTTTTCTACCGATGATACGCAAGATGATTTAAGCAGAAAGACAATAGACTTTACATTAACGGAATGGTGGATAGTGGGTGGTATCTTAACTCTCAATGTAGGTAGTGAGGAGTACGGCAATACGTTGCTAGGTACTAATGGTTATTTTCAAGTTATAGATGGATACAAACCAAACGTAGAAACGGGACAGCAAAAAGTAAAGTATTCACTAACTGCTACGACTAACCTAGCAATGAGCGATAGACAAAATGATACACACTCATTCTACTTAGCGCAAACGTGGGGATTTAGTGCCGTGCCTAATGGTACTACTGTTTGGATTCCTGTTTTAGAATCAGACTACGGACTACTTTGCATACCGGGTAACAACAACTATCTTAGCAATAATGCAGTAGATACTTTCACCATTACAATCTATTCAAGTGCGGGTGTTCCTACCTCACAGACTATTAACTTAAATTCATACGATATAGAAGCACTACCAGTGTATCCTGCAAACTTGAATGATTGGGCAGGGTTGACGGTTAAGCCTTCACTCTTTGCAGACTGGAGATGTTATACGGTAGTGGTAAAAAATGCAGGTAGTTCTAAAAGCTGCTCATACGTTTTTTACAATACAGCTAAGTATGGTCAATGTGATTGCCTTAATGATAATATCCGCATCGGGTGGGTTAATAGTCGCGGTGGATGGGATTATTTCAACTTCACAAAGAAGTCTGAGTTTACAGATGAGATAGAACGTAAGAAATATCGCAAGGTCTTATTTAATGGTACAACTACTGTGTTTAGTTCAAATGATAGAGGATTGCAGGAAAGGCGTAACCTAATGCAACAGGTGCTAACTATTACTAGTGATTACATTAGTGAGGGTGAGTTTAAGTTCCTGCGATCATTGCTTGTAAGCAATCAGGTCACGTGGTTAACTGAAGACTCAGGTAAGCCCGTAATGGTTCCTGTAAATATTGATGATACATCGTATGTAGAAAAGAAAAACCGTGACGGCAAGCAGTACAACGTAACTTTGAAGGTAAGAATCGCTAACGAATACTGGACTTAATATGCAGGGAGAAGTACAACTAATAGTAACGCAATCGAATAACACACCGATATACGCAGCACTTAATGGTGTTGCATTCGGTACTCCCGGCACGACTAAAATCGGAGTAAACAATTACAACCAATCAAGTGCAATTGTTGGTCAAACTATTACCTTAATTAATTCAAGTGCGCAACAGCAAACAGTCACGGTTACTAGTGTGCAGGTGGATGTACCTAACATCGGTTTCACTACAATCAATTTTGGTAGTGCGCTTGCATTTGATTTTAGACAAACATCAGGGGGTTATTTTAATCAGATAATAGATACCGAATACTACCTAGACTTATTCGAGAATGAGAGCATAAGTCAGAACTGGAAGTTTCAAGACCTCACTAACTTTACTGCACAGGGTGCATTCACTCGTGAGTTTAGAATACCATACAGCGACCAAAACCAGTTAGCACTTGGTGCTTTGTTTGATGTGAATGTAGAGGCGGGTATAAATAGTTATTTTCACTACAAGATGCCTGCACAAATACGTGTAGATACTCTCCCGATATCTAGCGGTTATATTCGAGTGCGAAAAATATACAAGCAATTAAACCGCATCAATGAAGTTGAGATAGCATTCTACGCGGAGACTCCTGATTTAGTGCGTAACATCGGAGAAAAAAAGTTAAGTGATATTACGGCACTTAATAATTTAGATGAGACGTGTAGTTATAGCAATGTAACGAATGGAAATCAGGCACGTATTTGGACAATCTTAGATCGTGGTCAATTATGGAGTGAGAATGGTGAAGCTAATACGCGACCATTACAAGACCCTACTTTACCAGTATATCCTGCAGACCTTACACCGGCTATTAATTGGTGGTATCTATTTGAGAATATCATTAATGAGGCAGGCTTTGAATTGTCGGCAGGTACTTTGGAAAATATAATTTCTATGTACTGGATGCCGTGGTGCAATACACGCTATCTACATGGTAACGATACTGCAGGTACGTATGGTTTCAAAGCTGAAATGAGTACAAATACCACAGTTAATAATATCTATATTCCATTTAATACTGAGATATATGATAATAATGGAGACTATGACCCAGCAACGTATACATATACGGCACCTGCTAGTGGAATCTTCAATTTTAATTTGCAGTTTGTTGTAGCTATAACAGGAGCAAGTGCACGTGTATTTGTGCAAGCGATTAAGAATGGTACTGAAGTATTCAACGTAATAGATACGCAGTTCTTTACGGGCAATAATGCGTGGAGCTTTAACCATGCAATGACTTTGAATCAGGGTGATACAGTCGAATGGTTTGCATATAAACAAGGCGTAGGTACTGCAACCTTTCAGGCTAATAGTTCTGTTCAATTAGCAATTGCTCACCTGAACTATTCGCAAACAATTATCTATTCTTTTAACTCACCCGATATGAAGCAGATTGACTTTGTAACGGACGTGATAAAGATGCACAACTGCGCGATTGTCCCAGATAGGGCAAATCCTACTAAGATATATATTGTTCCTCAGAATAGCTATTTAGGTAGTGGGGATATATTAGACTGGACTTCTAAATTAGATACAAGTAAAGACGTAGTACTAAGTAGTACTGTTGATCTACAAAAAGGCAAGTTTCAGTTTACGTACACGGCAGGTGAAGATATTATTTCTAAGCAGTATAGAAAT